CATTGCTAGCATCGTGACAGGTCACGGTATTGTATTGAATGCATATGTATCAGGAACAGTAGGATTAGGAGACGGTGTAGCTACATTAGCTGACGGTAACCTAGGACAAGCTTCCTCAGCAGCAAACGCAATCGGTTATTATATTGACCCAAGTGGTGCGCACTCAGGTGCAGCTACATTACAACGTATACTGTATCAGGGGCTATAAGGAGAACATAAAACATGGCAGCATTAAACTCAAATTTAGCACCCGGTGTACTGACGACCCTAAATACAGGAGCGGCAGATGGCGGCGTGGGCGAACGTGTACTTATTGACTATAAAGATGCAATTCAGGACTACAAAGTTGTAGACCTACCTGCATTGTCAATGTTCTGCGACCCTATGACTACAGACACCGGCGGTGATATTGATATCACCTTCGCAAAACCCTCAATGGGTATGGAAGAAATCAACGAAGGAAACACTCCTAAGTACCAACACACCAACTTACGCTCCGAGAGAGTGTCCGTTGATGAGTGGGGACTTGCAGTAGGTGTAACCCGAAGAATGATAGAAGACTCAAGATTCAACGAAGTAGAAATGGCTTTGAACGAAGCACGAAGAGCAGTTGATAGACACGTTACAAAGAACGTTGTTTATGGATTACTCGGTGTCGGAGATTCAACATTAAAAACCGGTGTATCTGGTGGAACCTCAATCGTAGCAGCAACTACGGAAGCAGTTATTACAACTTTCGCAGATGCTCAGTATGGTGGTTTCCTCGGAAGCGGCGGAACTGTTAACTCCGGACGTATCTACTCCTATGGTAACACATCTGACGCAGTATTGACTGGAAGTCACTACGTTGAAGATACCGGTGCCGCAGGAGAAGTTACATTGAGTAAAATAACGGATTCGATGGAATTTATTGGAGGTCACGGGTACAACCCAACAGCTCTTTTAATTTCCCCCGGTCACTACAAGACCATCCTTAACATGGCAGACTTCACAACCGCGGTAGCAAACAGCGGCAGATACGTTCTTGATACACCCGTAGAGAGAACCTCAATCACAGGTCTAATTGGAAGCATATATGGATTGCGTGTATACGTCAATGCATGGTGTCCTCCAGATAGATACTTTGTATGGGATGAATCTGTGAAGCCTATGGCTTATGTTGAGAGAAGGCCATTGACTGTAGAAGAGGCAAACCCCGGTTTCGGAATTGTCGGTTCTTACATGTCGATGAGATACGGATTGAAGGTTGTAAACCCAGCGTCCGGTGTAGTTATCTATAACTCAGGTTAGATAGGTAATTATTAAGGGCGAACAGGAGGGGGCGCCCTAAGCTCCCCTCCACTTAAGTTTATTTTAAAACGGGTCCCCACCTATGCCAGCAAATATATTATCAAGTAAGACCAATTATGGTGCTAACAAAAATTACGTAGAGTCACGTGTCGGTACCGCTTCACAAGGTACTCAAGGAAGTGGGGGAAGCACGGGTGCACAGGGGTCTGTTGGTACTCAAGGGTCTACAGGAGCTACGTCTTCTCAAGGTTCTCAGGGAACTCAAGGTAGTCAAGGAAGCACAGGAACTCAAGGTACTCAGGGAACACAAGGAACTACTGGTACTCAAGGGAATACAGGAACTCAGGGAACTACTGGCACTCAAGGTACAACTGGAACTCAAGGCACAACAGGTACGCAAGGAACTACGGGTACTCAAGGAACGCAAGGAACACAAGGTCCTCAAGGAGCAACTGGAACTCAAGGAACTACAGGTACGCAAGGAACACAAGGAACCCAAGGAACTCAGGGAAAACAGGGACTTTTTGGTGGTAACAGTATAGAATTTAATTACAGTAGTTTCGATATTACTGCTGGTTCTCCGGGCCAAACTAATTATGGATTTAATATAACACTACCCGGTGGTGGTGGTGTACCCAATTATGGCTTAATCTCTAAGGTAGGAATTTCAGACTATGATATTAATACTGATGATGTAAGTGCTTGGAACGATTCATTAGATGATGGTGATAGCACAACTAGAGGACATTTAAGAATATTTAAAACAGATGATTCTACTACATGGGTTACATTTAATATTACAGGAGCTAATGTAGCTGGAGGTACTGGCGTTACAGCATATGAAGAAGTACAAGTACAATATGTTGATAGTAATAGTTATTTTACTAATGGTGATGATTGTGTAATTACGTTTGTTCAGTCTGGAGATAAAGGAACTCAAGGAACTACAGGTACTCAAGGAACTACAGGTACACAAGGAACTACAGGTACTCAAGGTACTGATGGAACTCAAGGAACTACAGGTACTCAAGGAACTACAGGTACTCAAGGAACTACAGGTACACAGGGAGCTACAGGTACACAAGGAACTACAGGTACGCAAGGTACACAAGGTGCTACTGGCCCACAAGGGGCTACAGGCACTCAAGGAGCTACTGGAGCGCAAGGAACTCAAGGTACACAAGGTGCTACTGGACCTCAAGGCGCAACTGGAACTCAAGGAACTCAAGGAGCTGATGGACCACAAGGAACTACAGGTACACAGGGAACGACAGGCACACAAGGAACTACAGGTACGCAAGGAACTACTGGTACGCAAGGCGCAACTGGAACTCAAGGAACTCAAGGCACACAAGGTGCTACTGGACCTCAAGGCGCAACTGGAACTCAAGGAACTCAAGGAGCTGATGGACCACAAGGTGCTCAAGGTATTCAAGGAATAACAGGACCTCAAGGAACTGACGGAACTCAAGGAACACAAGGAACTCAGGGAACTTTAGGTACTCAAGGAACTACAGGAGCTCAAGGAACTACAGGAACTCAGGGAACTCAAGGAACTATAGGAACACAAGGAACTCAAGGAGTTCAAGGAACTGATGGAATAAGAGGAGGTACAAGATATGATTTCTCTACTACTACTACCGAGGCAGACCCCGGAGCAGGAATCTTTAGATTTAATCATGGTACTTTTGCTTCAGTTACAGAATTATATATAGACGACAATGATGCTGACGGTACTACACAAACCGATTGGTATGCAACATGGGACGATTCTTCTAGTACCATTAAAGGTACTATTATTATACAATCAGCGGATGGAAGTGATGCTTCCTATGCTTCAATGCAAGTAACCGCTATATCAGATGAAACAGGTTATTATAAAATAACAGTTACTCCTGTAGAAGGTTCAGGAAACCCACCCTTTAGTAATGCTGAAGAGTGTGTTTTAGAATTTAATAGGACAGGAGATAAAGGTACTCAAGGTACAACAGGAACTCAAGGAACTCAAGGAATTCAGGGAATTCAAGGAACTACAGGAACTCAAGGCACTACAGGAACTCAAGGTACTCAAGGCACTCAAGGTATTCAGGGAGTAACGGGAGCTCAGGGCGCTACTGGAACACAGGGAACAACGGGGACCCAAGGAACTACAGGAACGCAAGGAGCTACCGGTGCTCAAGGAACTACTGGTACTCAAGGAACACAAGGAACTCAAGGAATTCAAGGAGCTACAGGAACACAAGGAGCTACCGGTGCTCAAGGAACTACAGGAACTCAAGGTACTACTGGTACTCAGGGCGCTATTGGAACACAAGGCACAACGGGGACTCAAGGTGCAACAGGAGCGCAAGGTGCTACTGGAACTCAAGGAACTACTGGTGCTCAAGGTATACAAGGAACTCAGGGAATTCAAGGAACTACAGGAACTCAAGGAACTACTGGTACTCAGGGAACTACAGGTACTCAAGGTACTGATGGAACTCAAGGAACTACAGGTACTCAAGGTACTGATGGAACTCAAGGAACTACTGGTACTCAAGGAGCTACTGGAGCGCAAGGAACACAAGGAACGCAAGGAACTACAGGAACGCAGGGAACTACGGGAACGCAGGGAACTACGGGAACTCAAGGAACCACTGGTACACAAGGAGCTACTGGAGCACAAGGAACTACTGGTGCTCAAGGAACTACAGGTACGCAAGGAACACAAGGAACACAAGGTGGAATAGGTTCGCAAGGTACTGCTGGTACTGTAACTGGTGGTTCTCAAGGTTCGCAAGGTATTACAGGAACAGGATTTAGAGGGGGAACTGAATATGAATTTAGTACTACTACAACAGATTCGGACCCCGGTGCTGGTAAGTTTAGACTTGACCATGCTACCTTTACTTCTGTAACTCAAGTATTTATTGATGATACTGATGCTAACGCTACTGATATGCAAGCCTTTATGCGAACTTGGGATGATAGCTCTAGTACTATAGAAGGACATCTAATTTTCCAATCCAAAGATATATCAGCTGGTAATTATTGTGTTATGCAGATTACTGGTATCACTGAAGCTTCAGGATACTTTAAGATTGATGTAACACCTCTCAGCACTTCTGGAAATCCACCATTTGCTAATGAAGAAGATTGTGTTTATCAGTATACAAGAAGTGGGGACAAAGGAACTCAAGGAACTCAAGGTGCAACGGGGACTCAAGGAACACAAGGCACTCAAGGAACTCAAGGTACACAAGGAACTACAGGAACACAAGGAACTACAGGAACACAAGGAACGACTGGAACTCAGGGAACAACTGGAACTCAAGGAACAGACGGAACTCAAGGAACTACAGGAACACAAGGAACTACAGGAACACAAGGAACAACTGGAACACAAGGAACAACTGGAACTCAAGGTACACAAGGAATTCAGGGAATTCAAG